TGGTCAAGGTGGTTGGATTTGAACCAACGGCCCCTCAGTTCCAAACCGAGTACTCTAACCAGACTGAGCTACACCGAGACAAAATAAGAGGATAGTAAAAGAAGGGGCAGGTTTTATCCCACCCCATCTTAGATAGTTTGTTAGCTCATGTTGTCATAAAAGACTTTTACAACTGCATGACCTACTTCTGTAAGCGTTGGTGAAGTACCACCTAGCTCAATGGCGATTGCCGTGTCAGCAGCAAGGACTGCGCCTTGTGCCCAAGTACCACCAGCAGCAGGAGCGTAAACTCCGATTGCTTCGGCTTGTGCTTCACTGATAGGAACACCGTTAGTAGCCGCAGAACCATCTGTACCGAGGTTGATAGTTGGAGTAGTTCCACCTACCGCAAAGGCTTCCTTGATTTCCACGATTGTTTCCCGAATGACGCTACCCGCAGGAATAGTTCCTGACACTAAGAGATATTGGTCATCCTTGGCACGGAAAGCCACCTCAAGTACATGAGAGCCTCCGCTATTAGAGATTTCACCCGATACACGAGCTTCATCTGTTGAACGTGTGCCGTAATAGTTTTTTACGCCACGTGTTGCGTCTGTTTCTATAGTCATATCAGTTTCCTTATGCTATTGCTGTTGCAGATGTTACAAGGATACCGAGAGTATCAGTACGACCAGTACCGAACCCGAAGCGAGAAGTAGTAGTGAACTCATCTCTACGCTTCTTACCGTTACGCCATGTTTCTGTTTTTGGTTGTCTGCGCCAAGCATGCATGATCGGTTTATGGTTGTCACTGAGGACACTCATGAACACGTTCGCTACACCACCTGCTACAGTTTCAGTACCATCACCAAACGAACCTTTTGCAAGGCGGTTTGAAGTAATGATGTTCCAACCATAAAGGTTCATCAAGAAACTATGATCACGATCGAAACCGTTAGCAAGAATTTGTTCACCGAATGGAGTTACATCACGACCGATGGATACAAGACCGTCAAGAGTTGCGCCAACGACAGGATCAACAATCGCAACACGACCACCCATAGGAACATTTGCCTTATCAAAAGCAAGTTTCATATTGATGAAATGTTGGAGAGAGACAATATCATTCGTTTCCGCAGATGCGATACGATGGGCAAAACCATTGACGTTGTTAGCGGCTGCATCAGTTTGAGCGTTGTTACAGGCTGCCAAGAACTTGGTTTCGTGGTCTTCTTGAATTGCAATCGTTTGTTGCATGGCAGACTCAGCTAAGAGAGGGCCAACAGCGTAACCATCTTCACGAAGATCATCAGTAACGTAGAAGGCATCGCCAACTTGGTTAGTAATGGTCAACTGAAGTGTATTACTATCAATTGCGGTTGCTACGAGTTCTTCGTTCTCATTCACGTCTTGAATGGTACGAGCACCCACAGTAGGGATATTAAGAGTTGTGCCTGAGCCAAAGTCAGATACGTCCCGATAGAAAATTCCAGGGAGCATACCATCGTTCAAGTTAGTCGAAATGAAATTCGAGTAGACCTGAGCTTCAATGACTGCAGTACTGTTTACAGTTGTCTGCATAATGTATTACCTTAAGTTTGTGAAACCGCTTCTGCCATAAGATCGTCCCAAAGTTTTACAACTTCTTTCTGGGAACCCATCATTACTGATTTCTTAGGTTCGGCTGGAGTTTCGTTGAAATTAACGGGGTTAACCGTGCCTTGTGGTTTTGCAGGAACTAAAGGTTTAATATCTGCATCTTCGCCTATTAGTTTAAGTGCGGCGTTTGGCGATTGTTCTATAACACCTTTAAAGAACTCTGGTGTTACTCCCAACTCTGCCATTTTAGATGCAAGAACCTCGGAGGCTTTTTCTCCATAAGTTTCTGCTAGTTTCGTAGCGACTGCTTTGCGATTATTCTCAGCTTGATCTTGGCCTTGTATTTTCGCGATTTCTGCTGCTACTAGCTCGCCAATGTTAATCTCAGGGGCTTCTCCGTCAGGGGTTTCCTGTACGTTCTGCTGGTTTGATTTTTCCATGACTTTGTTTACCATCTCTTCTGTTGTTTCTCTTTTAAGTAAGTCTGCTTTCAAGGCTGCGTTCTCTTGCTCTAGCTCTGTAGCTTTTACAGTTAGAGTTTCGATGAAATCATCTTTAGGCTTAATACTCTCTAGGGCTTTTTCTACCGTATCGTATTTCGGCTTCCCAGAATGGTTGGTAATTGTTGCCAGAACATCTTCAAAAGGATTTGCTGCTGGCGTTTCGGGTGTTACTTCGTCTTGGTTAGACTCAGGCATACGAATTTCTTTCTAATTATTTTAATCACTTGGTTAATGATACCTCTATTATACCATATTTTTATGGCTTTGTCAAGCTTTTTCTGCACAAATCTTCTACAATCTTGTAAGCCCTTGCTTCGCCTACTAAATCTGCTTGACGCAATGCCCAGTTTGGACTATCATAAAGCTCTTTCTTTTCACGATCTTTTAAGTTTTGATCAATCTTGCCATCAATAATCTCAATCAGCACACGAAATACTGACTGAGACTCCTGTAAGGATTGCTTAAACAGCTCTTTATCCTCAGCCGTTTTGCAATGTTTTAGCCAAGAGCCACTGACTACTTGTTTAGCCATTCGGTACTTCTCCTTCTTCTGGCGCAGGCGGTGGAAGTGTTTCAGCAACCTGTGCGTCTTCTTCTAATTGGTTAGCGTGTTCAGCCGCTTCCATCTGTTCTTCGATACCAACAAACTCACTGAAGAGATCAAAGCGTTTCAAGCCAAGCACTTCTTCAACGAGCACAGCCATCTTCTTACCAGACATATGAGGCGCGATCACTTGGAAGATAGGACTATTAGCAAGACCCATCAAATTAGTAGTAAGTTTAGCCTGTGCAGCAAAGTGACGGGCACCTACTGGACGCAGCTTACCTTCAGCCGTAATGTCTGCCTTGGTTAGACTAATGAAGTCTTGAACTCCAATATCATCATCCATAACAGAGATAAGCTCTGAACCAGACATCTCTCTACGGGCTATTTCAAGCATGTTATTTAAAATAGGCTCAAGGACATTAATCTCAAAGTGGTCTAGCTTCTCTTGGAAGATACGAGAGGCTGCATTGGAAAGCTTATCAACCTCAAAGGCTGTCTTCTCCCCAGGACTACGTATGCCCATAGCTTCCCTTGGTGCTCCTGCGAACTCTTCCATTTTCTGTTCAAGGCGTTCAATCTCTACATTGATATTCATTGCAGACAGATCAACTGGCATTGGTGCGACATCTCCATCTTCACCAACAAGTATCTCCTCCCCTGGCCCCCAAGTAAACTCAGGAACATCTCCAATAATCTTCTTAGGAGGATCAATATTCAGATCAACAGCATCAGCCTTAGCGTTCTCAAGATGATCAATCCTATGCTGCATGCCTACTAGATTGTCTAGCGGCCCCATACCGTAAAGGTTATCGGGACGTTTTCTCCAATCAGTGTGCACCTTAGTCCCACGTAGGAACCAAGAAGGATTGTGCTCTTCTCTTAGCATTGTAGAACGGTTGGCAATAGTGATTACCACATTCGTCTTGTACGTGTCTGTTTGGCTGTCATAAATGTCGCCTTCAAACTCAAGAAGCTCAATGAACTCTGACTGGTAATATTCATACAAACTACCGAAACCATCCACACTGTATGCTTCAGCCTTCTCGAAGTCTTCTGCAGTCCAACCATTGGTCAGCTTACTTCTGATGTCTTCGATCTTAGCTACCTGAAGTAGGTCATAGACATTAGGATGCTTTTCAGTGAACTCACGAAACTCGCCAATAGTCCAGATGTGTCTTGTGATCTTAGGACTAGCTGCAAAGGATACTGCCGTAGGGTTGATGACTATATTCATTGGATCAATGCGTAGAGCACGAGGGCCAATGTATCCTGCTGTCTCATCCCCTGAAACGGGGTCTTGGAAGACTTCATTTGCGTACTCAACATCAGCAAAGACATTGCCGTAATCAATAAAGTCATACAGCAAAGTACTGACTGTAGAACGGAGGTTACTTTGACGCACCTTGTTCTTCATGTAGTTTATAATGGCTGTACGTTTAGCAAGACTTGCGCCATCTTGTGTATCAGCTTGCCATGTAAACCAATCATCATTAGGGAACATTGCAGCCATGTAGTTAGCGTGCAAGTTATCTCTAATCTGAGTTAGCTTAGGCAGAGTTGTTTGGTTCTGCCAATCATAGACTGCGGCAGAGGTTGTAGAGGTGTCTGTAGCAAACAAGAAGTTTCGTTTTTCTAGTTGCTCATTCCTCCAACCTTGTGTTTGGCTTCTGAAAGTTGTATACATTAAACCAATCTGAGCCGCTAGGTTCTCTGGTTCAATAATGTTTTTTAGTTCTGCGACTGTGCCTGACATTAGGTGCGTCCTCCAAATCGACTGCGGTTATTTACCATTTTAGTTCTCTGGTTTGAGTTTCTTCGTTCTACAGAGATAGGCGGGGTTGCCATTTCTATCGCTGCTGCTAGTGCGTCCTTCAAGTCATCATGACGAGGGTTCGCCTGTACGACTTCTTCTTCAAGGACTGCAGTGTAGCCACCTTGATAATGCCAGATCAACATAGTCTCGTATCTTGGCTCAAGTATTGCGGCTATTCGTTCTTCTTTATTTTTGGTTGGTCTGTGCTCATCAATAGGCAGAGCCAGTCCCTTCTCTTTCATGATACGCTTCAAGTCTCTCACGATAGCAACCTGTGCGGCTGTCACCTCGGCACGTAACTTCTTAATATGCCACTGCGAATGAAGTCTCTCAATCTCTTTGTAATAGGTATTAATCTTGTCTGTCTTAAACCTTGCGATGTCTAGAACGTAATACTGCCCTGTGCTTGCAACACCAATAACAACAATAGAAGAGTAATCGGCTGCTTCTTTGGTACTGTAAGCAAAGTCAACTGCTGCGTACACATTCATTGAAGTTTGTTTAAACCACCACTTGTAACCATCAAATCTAAGATGCTCGCGTTCATAGTATTGAAACTTAGTGTAGTCCACTCTCTGGCTCTCAGGACTATTAGGATTGTTATAGTACTGGGCGTAGAATTGCGTCCTATCTACATACTTCGCTCTGATCTTAGCAAGTTCTTTCATGTTAAAGCCAAACGCCTTACCATCTGCTCTCACACCTCTAGGCCATAAGAACACTCCGTCTGTTTCAACGACACGCTCCATTACGTTCCAGACGTTCTCGACTTTGATAGTATTGTCTTCTTCTAAGACAGGATCACCGTTATCAAGATATATTTCCATCTCCATCCCCAGCCAAGTCTCATAAATATCAGCAGGATGATAGCGAGTGCCACATGCTTTAGTAATTCCGCCTGTATTCAAAATAGACGT